TTATTGGGCGGGGAACAGGCCGGCATTGATCAGCCCTGCATTGACCACCGCCTGGTGCAGCGCCGCCGCCGGATGCACGCCGTCGGCACTGCCCGGCCCGAGATCAACCCGCCATTTCCCTGAACCGCCAGGATCGGCAAAGACGCTATCCACGTCGATAAGGCCCGTGCAACCCAAAGCGGTGCGGCCAGCCGCCGTTCTCAAAAACGCGTTATACGCCTCGCGTTGTGTCTCGACACCGGAGGCGGACACCGATTGGGTGCCTGTCAGCAGCGTGGTGCCAGAGGCGATGGCACCGGCCAACGGTGCACTGAGCGTGATGACATTGGAAGCGAAGCCAGTGATCGTCGTGCCGGGTGCCACCGCTGTCCCGAACGTCACCGACACGTTGGCCGACGTCGTGGCAGTGGTCGCCTTGCTCAATCCTATGACCGAACCCGCGACGCTGCTGACAATGGTGCCCGATGCAATCCCCGGCCCATAAACGGCCAACCCGGTGGTCACGCCAGACGTGCTTGCCAGCGTCAATGACGTAGCCCCCGCGGCAGCAGTGACACTGACAATTTGCGCGGTCGGCGCCACATCAACGGCTTGTCCCACGGCTGGGGCGGTCGCCGGCGCAAGGATGGCAATCGTGCTCGCCCCCGCACTGGCGCCGCCGCTCGTGGTCTGGGTCGTCGCAGGGAACGCCTGATTCGCCAACGTCGTCCAGCCATCTGTACTGTAGGTCGTAGGTGGAACCGAAAAGCACCACACGCGCTTTCCGGCACTGCCGTAACGGGCTGCAATGTTCGCCACATAGCCTTCCACCATGGCGGCCGTTGCGGAAAACTGCTGTATATCGTTGCGCCCCAATTCGACCAGCACATCGGTAATGCCAGTATCTACGGTCGCTGCGTACTGCCCGTCGCCGCGCGCCGCGAGCATCTGCGCCGTCTCCGAACCGCGCGCCGCAGTGATGAACGGCACGTTATTCTCAAGGCTGCGCTGGATGTAGCCTTGCAAATAGAGCCCATCGGCAACATCGCCGGTGCCCGCTCCTATGCTGTCTCCGAGCACAAGCACGGCCCCAGGCGCCGAGGCGCCAGGACTCGGAGTCACCAGGCCAAGCACATACCAAGGGCACCAATACCCACCGCCGGTATTCGAACCGCTTGTCGGCGCCAACGTGAGATCGGTCAGCGTCGTGCCTCGCGTATCGAATTCGTCGTAGGTGATGCCATAAACCGTATTCGCAATAACCCGGCTGCCGGTGCCCGGGTAGTCCATAAGCATGATCCCGGGTGCCGAAAAGCTCGCCGCCGTGCGTATCCAGAACTGCCCACTTGCCGGAACCTGCACGGCGACCGGATCAGAGGTCGCCACGTCATGGCGCGGCGAAAGCACTAGGCTTCGCACGCCACCAAATGCAACCGGCGTGATCTGCCCCGCAAATGTAAACGATTGCCCACTCGTTGTATTGGCCGTTGTCGGCGCGCTGAGAGTGATGGTGACGCTGGTCACGGAGTTTGATGTACCGATCACGCGAGAGATGCCTGTAATGTAGTCGCCGCCCGGAATTCCTGTACCCGTGATCTGCTGCCCGATCGACAATGCGTTGGAATTAAAACTACCCCCGGCGAATTGCAGTGTTGACGATGGGAATGTCGTTGCAGCACTGGAAGCGATAGCAAACTGGTTGTTTGCCGGCTGAAAAATCGACGCTGTCAGAGTTGCCGAAATCAACCGGTCTTCCTCGCCCTGTTGCAGAAGGTCAAAACCAGCATAGACGAGTTTCAGCGCAGTGACAGAACCCCATGAAGGACTGCTGCAAACGACTTGATCCATGATCGCCGTGTTGACAGAATCGGTGTAGGCTGCGGATCCGTTCACGCCGCGCCGCGAGCATATTGGTACCCATAGCGCACGGCCGGAAAGCGACCGCAGAGATTTTTGCGGCGTTACGACCGAGGCATTTGCCGACAATGTCTTCAATGCCAACGCTGTTGCGACAAGCACTGCGACCGCCATCCTGCTGACTGAAGCCATCGCTCTAACCCTCCCAGGCCGAGACTGTAGCCGCCACCGGCGAGTACACCGTAATGGCACCACGATTTACATATTGCCCGCTTTCATAGAAAGTGCCGGCAGCGAAATAAGCACAATCAACGGCGTTCGGAGCGGCCACACCGCCGAGGAAATTGACCCAGATATAGCTGCCCTGTGGAACCTGCAACGCCAGGTAATGCCGGCTCGCATTGACCGGAAAGAGTGTGATGCTCTGCTGCGCCGCCACACTGAGCGAGCGCGACGTGGGAACGCCGCCAATCGGCACTGCTGAAATACCACCTCCTAGCACACTCCATACGCCCTTCAGCACGGCCGTCACCGATCCCGACCCGCCCGCATAAGGCGTATCGGCCGGCGTGCCGAGGGCCGTTGCCGAGGATTGCTCCGCCGCAATCTGACTCTGCTGATTGCTCGCCGTTGCAGACCCGCCGCCTCCCGTGCCGCCAGTCACGACCAGCGGTGTCGTTGTTGTCCCGCACGGAACCACGACGTTGCCGCCGGTCTTGCAATGCAGGACCATCGCTGGCGCCCGCGTCACGCCATCCTGTAGAACGTAGGGCGTGCCCGCAAAAACCTTTCCCGAAGACAGGATCAAAACCGCAGCGCATAAAACCCGCATCATCTTTTCTATCCCTGCAACCGGTTTACCAAGGACCCACACTTCCAAAGACACTCCCGCCAAGCACCTATCGCCGAGAGAAATGGTTCTCGACCAGCCAATGGTAGAAGGGTTCGGCAAGCCAGATCGCCATGCTTCCAACAACCCCAATGCTGAAAACAACGCCGGCTATGCGCGACCTCAGCGCAGCGATCTCGGAAATCGGGCGCCTCAATGCCTGCACGGCATGAACGAGATCGTCGACCGCGCGTGAGTTTTCCTTGGCATCGGCGCGAAGTGCCTCGAGATCGTGCTGCACGATGCATATCACGCAATCCAGCTTTTCCTCGAGGTCCCCATGATCGCTCCTAAGGCTTGAAAGATCGGAACGCAGGTATCCATGCAATTGCTCGCTCTGCTCCTGCCTGAGCCGTATGGTATCGCGGAGCGCATCAATGCTGCTGATCACCTCTCCCATTTGCTGAAAGAGCACATGAAGATCAACATCTGTCATAGTTGCCCTTTCCAATATCAAACGGAACCTGACAAAACATTCTCTCCCGTACCCGCCACAAGAGGAAGTCCGTCCTGCCCACTTCTTGGAAGACGGCTATAGCGTTTCCAGCCTGACTGGAATGAAACAGCGGCGCTGAGAACGCTCTAGCTGCGTGTTTTGACGAGCAATTTTATCACCGGGCTGACATCATTCATGGTAATTTTTCTCTAGGAAGGCGAAGCCTCAAACCTCATGCAGTGACGCGCGCGTTCCGACCGGCGCCATCGCCATGGATCAGGGGTTCCTTGCTTCTTTTGTCCAAAAGCAGTCTTTCGCCCTGACCTCGCTTCCGATGTCTCAGGCGATGCTCAAGACACCCCCATTATTCCACACCTGGTTCGACCCACTCGGCGGCTTCGATGTCGGCAGCCCCGGCGCGTAGAGTCCGCTTGAAGGTGAGAGCCACAAAGCGCCGCTTGGCTGAATACCAAGCCCCCCCGCATTCGTCGTCATCAGGCTAAGATTGCCCTGCGCCGCGTTCTGAAACTCAACCCAATTAACCGCATTCGGTATGCTGACAAGGCTCAGCATGTTGCCGGAGCCGGCATTGCCGCCGGCAGCATTGATATAAAAATTCCCACCCTTGGTCTGGATCACGCCCGCAACCGTCGCATCCGACCCATCGAAGCACAGAACCGGCGGGTTTGTTGTTGTCGCCGGTTGATGCCTGATGAAGTTCGCGGCGCCAGCCGTAGAATTGATCCGAAAAAGGACGTTCCCCGCGCCGTTGGTAAAAAGATGATCCTTCGTCTTGGCCAAGCCAGCCGGTACGCCGGTAGCGGCCGGCGTTATGAAGGTGATATAGTTTGCGTTCTCCTGTGGCGTGTTGTCGATAACGGCCGTCGCTAGCGGTACATTTCCCAAATTAAGAGCGAAAGTCGTCAGGGCGACCGTTCCGTTACTGCCGGTGATCTCGATGACCGTCGCCATATTTTCGAAATGGCAAGCGCCGATCACGTTACCCGAGGAGTTCCAGGTACTCTGGAAGCCGAATGCGACATCCTGTGAATTACCGCCCGATGGCCCACCAACAAAATTGCACCCCATGACGTGGAAATTGGAACAATTGGTCAAGTTGAAGAACGTCTGCGACGTGTTCGGCCCGCCATCACGCGTGATGTCGAGCCCGACAAAGAACCCGTCGGTTACGTTGGCGGCTTGTACCGTTCCAAGATTGGTGTTGACTTCGCCGTTCGCCACCCAAAGCCCCAGCAGCAAGGCCTTGTCAGCCTGGTAGCCAACCCAGGTCGTTTCATTCGTCTGTGCAAACAGATAGTCGACCCCTACCACAAGAGGGCTGGTCAGATAGATCCCTTCGCAGTAGCCGGTCTGCAGGACAACGGCATTGCCGTAATAGGCCTGAACGCCATGGATGCGCGTATCCACCGACCGATTCAGTTCAAAAACCGCTGACGTCGTCGCGCCAGCCACCGCCGGCGGCCCAAACCATGACACATTGTTGACCTGCGTGCTCCAGCAATTGTTGAGCACGAAGCCGCGCAAAAACGTTTGCGGAAATGGCGAAGTTCCATTTGCCGCATTCGGATAGCCAAAGCATTCAATCTCGTTAATCACGGCCGAAACATAGCCGAAGCCGCCGATGCTTGGGTAAGCAATCCGCGCCACGGCGGCCGTCTGGCCTGCGCTGCTCTCGGCATAAGCGGAAAAGTCATGCAGAACGACTTTGTCAAACACGTTCCCGGGTGCAAAGTCGAGTCCAATACCCGTATGCGCAAAATGCAGCCTGGTCTGTCCACGGCCGGCGCCACGGATCGTTACTCCTTTGCCGGCAAGCGCCAGAGAACTCTCAAACCAATAGTCGCCGGCGGGAACGAAAATCTCGCCAGTTCCACCAAGGCTGGCGAAAGCAGCGGCAAAGGCGCTCGTACAATCGGCGCCGCCGGTTATTGCGCCAAAGTCGAGCACATTGACCGTGTCAAGGGTCATCGCCCCCAGCGTCCGTGCCGGCGCCCCTGCCGCCACAGTGACTGTCGCCAGTGTGGCCGACCCTGCCAAGGGTGCAGTGACCTGCCCCTGGCTGTTCAATGCAGCGAAGCCGCCGCTCGGTATCTTGGCACTCAGTGCTGCGACTTCGGCCTGAGTGGTCGTCAGACCCGTTCCCAAAGTGCCCAATTGGCTCGTGACCGAGGGGTCAGTCGTCGCGGAGATGCTGCCGCTGGCGCTGATGCCCACGTTCGTACCGGCGCTGAACAGCCCGCGGAGCAGCGGCATCGCCAAGCGGCCCGGTGTGCCGGAAGCATTGACAATGACATCATCCGCCAGGCTAAGCGCCGGTTGAACGGCAAATCCCGCGTGGTCCCCGCCGTTCGCCAGCAACGACTCACTCTGCAGAGCGAGACCGGTCGATACGTAAACAGGTTCCGGCCCACCAGGTCCCAGCGAGACCCGACCCAACAAGGTTTGACTCGGAACTTCAATCGCCGGTTGCACTGTGGCCAGCAATTCCGAAATTGTCACCGAACGTGTAATGCCGGACTGGCTCAGCGGTATTTCGTCCTGAGAGCCGGTACCGGTGGCCGGCGGAAGCTGTGGTATAGTCACCATGATAAACAACCTCGTCGAATTGTTCCGATCAGGCGATGGCGACCCATCCGGAACTGCCGCTACCGGAGAGTTTTATCCAAAGCGTGCCACCGGCGCCTCCATCGAGGTTCCGGAAGTCCGAACCCGGCCCTGCGGCCAAGGCACCCTCCGGGGAACCGCGCCCAAGGCAGGAAATATAGCCGCCTGGTTCTCCGGCGCTGGCGATCGTCAGGTTCCCGCCTGAGGCTGGCCGCACCGTGACGTTGCCACCGCCGACGCTTTGCAGCACAGCGCCGCCATCACCAGTAGGCAGCAGATAATCCACTGGTGGCGACTGCATGGCGCGCCACTGGCCTTGCACGCCTTCAAGCTCAACAGCACCACCGGCCGGTATGCTCATGTCGTAGCCGGTCCAATTTCGCAGTGGCGGCATGGAACCGCTTTGCACCAGGCGCATTGCGCAATTACATGCAATGCGCAAGCGCCTGCCTGCCAATACCGGCAGCCCAACAAAACCGACCGCCGTCGCGCCGAAACCGTCGCCCACGATGCCGACCTGCACCGACGCGCCGATGGTCCCATATCCCGATCCAGGATTTGTCACCATCAGCCAAATCACCTGTCCGCCCGACAGGATGGCCTGTGCCGATGCACCGGTTCCAGAACCCTCTATGGTAACGGAGGCGGTCGTGTAGCCGCTTCCGCCGTTCGTCAGCCGCAAAAACATGACCTGGCCGAGCGTATCGACCTGATGCTCCGTCAACAGGCTCGAAACCCCAGGGGGCGCGCTTACCACAAGCACATCGTCCGCCACCTCGGGCAGCACCAGGGCCGGCAACCCATCAACCGAACTGGATTGCAAAACGAATTGAGCAGAATTATTCCATCTATTGCCTTCGACAATCGCGCTGTCGGTGTGCAACCAGAGCGCCTGGCTGCCTAGCGCGCTGCCATAGCCATTCACGGAATTCCGCGTCACCGCCACGCCCTGCGCACCGTCCGCGACCAGCACACCAACTGACTGGGCAGTGGAAAAGCCGATCCAGTTTGCATCCACGGTCACCGCAGAGGTTGCCGACAGACTAATCGCAGGTTCGATTCCGTTTATGGCGACGCCAATGGAGTTGCCGACAAGGAAGTTCTCGCCAATGCGCACATTGATGCAGCCGCCGGCAAGAACACCAACGCCGGCGCCACACACATGATTGCCCGCTACGAGAGAGGCCGAGGAGCCTCGGCAATCCAAGCCCGCGGCGCCGCCCTGAACAACATTGCCACTCAACCGCGAAATCGTCAGGCGTGCCAAAATCCCGCCACCAAACGCCGGCGTGCCATTGGCCCCAATAATATTCTCGATCACCGCCGCGCCATTGGCGGCAACGGCCAGGCCCCACTGCGCATTACCCGCCGCCCGGTTGCCAGAAACAACGCAACTCGCGCTGCTCTGCGTCGGCGCTCCTCCAGCACTCCAGGTTCCGATCGATACGCCGCACTGATTCTGCGTGCAGGCATTGCCAACGAGCCATGAGCCGGTTCCCGCCGCAATGGCAATACCGTCTCCGCCGTTATTCTGGCATAAGGTGCGAGTGATCGTCACACCACCACTACCGGCGGCCGAAATACCGTGGAGTGCATTGCCCTCGGCAATACAGTCAGTCACACTATGCTGCGAACCCGGTGCGCAGTCCAACAACAACCCTGTGCCCTGAGTAGCGCCTGCACAATCAAGAAACTGGCAGCAGACGAAAGCTGCTGAACCGCAGCCGGTTGTCACGTAAAAACACGGCGCGTCATCGCCAGCCAGGCTGCCTGCATCGAAGATGACGCCGTCAACAAAGCACGTCGGTCCAGCAACACTGATCCAAGGACCAACCGAGGAAGCCCGTGTCCGCCGCAACACCGTAGCGCCGCGCACGCCAAGCATACTGAGACTGCCGATCGCCGACAGCTGGCCGTTCACGGCATATATGCGCCCACCCAAAATCAGCGGCAGCCCGCTGGCCAAGGCGAGCACAAAAGCCGCCGTATCATCGGTCACGCCGTCCCCGGCAGCGCCAAACGTCTCTATCGTCACGGCATCGGCAAACAGATCGGCAATCCGCCGAGCCGCAGGCGCGCCGGCGATACTCGAAAGAAGCCCGGAGCCGTCGATCCCAGGCACCTGGGACAAACCACCCATAAATTGCCCATAGGCTGCAGCAACATTCTCGCCGCCCTGTGCCATGGCGACCAGGTCACCCGGCTGCGGCGCACCAGCGGCCGACAATGCACTCACCGCAAAGGCGGCCGGCGCGCTCAACGCCCCCTGGGCCAGCGTAAGATTGGCCCCGACTTGGATTATTTCCGGCGCGCCAAGGCCCGAACTCATACGGCCAAGCAATGTCCCTTGCGGCGCAGCCAGAGCCGCCTGAACACCAGCAAGCAACTGTGCCCGTGTCGCAGAGCGCGCGATACCCGATTGGCTGAGCGCAATCTCATCACCATCTGAAACAGAGATCGCAGCGGGCAGTTGATCGATCATCGGCATGAGTGGAGATTCCGCCTCAGCTCGTGGTTATCGGGTTGTCGTTCTGATCCGTAATCGGGTCGCCATATTGATCCGTAATGGCCTGCGGTGGCACGCTCTCCGAAGCCAGGGACAGAACAGGGAGCGCCAGCGTGCGATTGATGGTCCGACCACTTTGCGTCCCAACCGTCACGGTCACCGCATAGGTTGTTCCGGGAAATCCCTGCGCAAGCCAGAGAATTGCCAGAGTCCCCTCGGCGCTGGACGAGTTCAGCGTAAGATCGCCGGGGTTGTTCGGAGAAATCTCCACATCCAATGTCGCAATGGAGTCCCCCTCGTTGCCCGCAAGCGCCTCCGAGAGATCCAGCACGTAGTCGAGAACATCGCCGGGGTCCTTGATCGGCCATGCCAGCGGCAGAGGCGCGATCTGCAAAGTGCCGCGTGGAATTGCCCCAAACCCGTCAAGAACGATGACACGCGCTGTGCATGGAACCCAGCTGATGCTGGCCGGTGTCGGCATCAATGCTCTCCTTCAACCATTCAGCGCCGAGGCCACGTCTGCGACTGGCGCGCTTTCTGGCGCGCAAGCGCGCTCGCCATCCCACAGCCATCCCTCGAGCACATCTGACTGATCGCTCAGATCCACCCATTGCAGCTCCGGATGAAAAAGCTCGCTGATCGCTCTATTGGTTTGCAGAAGTTCGCAAATGGCTCCATCTGCAACCCGCCCCCAAATGCGCATGTCACCACTCCACCAATACAAGTCCTGCACCACCCTGGCCGCCGAGCCCGCCACCAATGCCGCCCGCGCCACCACCCCCAGGCGTAGTACCCGAACTCCCGTTCACGTTCCCGGACGCAGAGCCGACCGCGCCGGGTGCGCCAGCACCACCGAAGCCCGCGCCGCCGCCTCCGCTCACCCAGTTGCTCCCGGCCTGAAAACCACTTCCCCCAGCGCTGCCCGTCAACGACACTGTCCCACCGAAGCCACTGCCCCCCGCAGCCCCGCCCGCCCCAGCAGCGCCGGAACCACCGAGCGCCCCCGCAGCGCCACCCGTCGCCGAAGCCAGGCTTCCAAAGCTCGATGTGCCGCCAACGGGCGCATTGCCTGCGCCGCCGTTGCCGACGGTCACGAAGAAACCCTGGCCGGGAGATACCGAAAAGAAACCCTCGCAATAGCCGCCGCCCGCTGCACCGCCACCTGCACCACCGAACCCCGCTCCGCCCGGCCCGCCGCCGCCCCAAATGCGCAACCGCACTGCCTGCACGCCAGCCGGCACCGTCCACACGCTCTGATTGGCCGGCGTAAACGCCGCCAGATTCCGCGTTCCAGGAGACAGCTGCGGCAACTTCCAGTTCACGAAAGGCGCCGATGGCAACGCCACGATGTTGCCCGGCCCAACCGTTGTTTCTCCGTAATACACGCTGATGACGTAAAGCCCGGCCCAGCCGTCATCAACCGACGGAGTCTCCTGCGACCCCGCCGGCCCTGGTGGCCCAGCCTTCATCTGGATCTGCACCCGCTGCAGCCGCTGCGTGTTCTGCGGTGTACCTAGCCCGACCGGTCCGCTGTAGGGCTGCGCAGGATTGCTGGAATTATAGTAGGGCAACACCACCGGCGTGGTATCGATCTCGAGCAGGCTGGCTTCTATGAGATAATTGATACCCTGTCCCGGTACAGTTGGCGCAGTGGTGGTGAACGTCGCCGGAGAAAGGCTGATGCCCATGCGCAGAAGCGGCAGCGCCTCCGCGGCCAACGAGCCGAATGGCGAACTGTCAACCACGCCAAACTGGGTAACGCTACCGGGTCCCACCACCACCGAAAGCGAAGCCGGCTGCGTCGCCACGCAAGTGAGGCCATCGGCGACAATGCTCGTCCCCAGCGTCGCCTGCGCCAGGTATCCCAGCGCCACCATCACGTTTCGCTCAGTATTGAGCAGGTCCGTATCCAGCGGAATTCCGCCGGGATAGACGATCTGTCTGTCCACGATCCCAAAACCTCTCTGAAGATTTGCGCAAACGCGAGCGCTCAGCCCGCAACTTTCATCCAGGCGATGCTGGCAGCAGGCAGGATCTGCGTGACGGCCTGCTGAATATCTGCATCGCTGACCACCGTCGTCACCATAGACAGATCGCCATACCCCACGATGCCACCAGTGCCATACCCGGCCAACAGAGCAATTCCGCCCCCGGCTGGCCGGAATGCCGTCACGAAAACCTGATAGGGCAACTGCAGCGAACCCCACCCGCCTGCAACGCCGTAGCCGACGCCGCCCAGTGAATATCCGCCCGTGTCGCTGGTCCTGGCAGGCTCGAATATGATCGGCGCCTTGCCGGTGAGCTCGGTCAAGGCCAGCACCAGCGCCGCACGCGTCGCACGCGGGCGTAGCAATTCCTGATCGATGCGTACTGTGAACAGATTGTCGGCCTCAGCATTTCGCCTCGGCAGGGCTGTGCCGAAGAAATCCGCGCTGATCATGTCCAGAAAACCGCCGCTCGCGGTGGCGATTCTCGCCTGCGCCTGCACAGTCTGAAGCAAGCCGTACATGATCGACCAGCATGTGCCGAGCCCGGTCAGCACGGCCTGAAGCAGCGGCGCAGCATCCCCGAACCAGCGCGCCGGCAGCACGGCCTGCATGCGTGCCGCCATGTCTGAAGCGTCGCCGGTCATTTCATATCAGCCCAGGATAAGAGGGAAAGGATTTCTTTTTTAAAAAAAGAGGCAAAAGACTTTTGCATGATGGCACTGAGCCGGCCGCGAGCCGAAGCGCAATGGACCGAGGTTTTTGGTCAGTTCACCACGACCGAACCGGCGATAATCACCCCATTGACCGGCGCAGTCACATCGGCCCCGGCTCCATTGATCGCTGTCCCGACAACGCTCACTACCGACGCGTCGGCTCCATGCGCCAGCGCATCCAGCCTGGATATTGCGAGAGTCCCACCCATGGGCAGCGACGCGATCCATGCAAGAATCGCCTGCTGAACCTCGGCCGCCACTGCAGAAGCTGTCAGAGGATTGGACGTCTCCAAAGTCATCTGCACCACGACGGACACCACCACCGGCGGCGTCACCGCATAGGTCGATCCAAGCGGCCGCACCGCTTCCACGGCCTGTTGCACATCACTGATCAGCGAAGCAGGAGGCGATCCGGTTCCGTCATCGACAGCCACCACAAAATGTCCTGGAAGCGGATCGCCCAGACCATCCTGATTTTCCACAATGCTGTAGCGCAAGCCCTGCTGCACGGCCAGGATTGCATGACTGAGGGCCAGCGGCGTCGCCAGAGAACGGCTGTTGATGTAGGCCTGAAAGCGCAGGCGCAACGACGCATCGCTCTCCGGATCAACCCCACCGACGGTCGGCAAGGCATTGTTCACCGTATCGATACCCGGAATGGCGAAACTCAGCAGCCCGATGGCGCCCGCCAGCACATTGCCCGCGCTACCTGGCACAACAGCCTGAACAGGCACATCGACAGATGCCAGCTGTGCCGGTAGACTGTAGACAGCAACACCGTTCGCCACGGTGCTTGACGCACTGGCAACAACCACGAAACTCTCGGTGCCATCGACCGTACTCACGACCGTGCCCACCGGCACCACTGTGTTCAGACCGATGGTGTAGCGAGCAAACGTCACGATTCCATTCGCTGCCGCACCAGGCAGCCGAAAGAACGAGAAATCAGCCATCCAGCTATCCAGATCGGGCCCATTGCTGGTGGCAGCCCGAGTCATAGACAGAACCTGCAGAATTAGCCACTGCATCCAAAGGGCGATGGACGCGCTGGCCTCAAGCAGCGCCCGCAACACACTGCCGACGGAAAGATCAATCAGTTGCTGCGCGCCGCCTTGCACCGCAGCGGCCATCTGCTGCACAAGGGCTGAGAACCCGCTGAGTGGAAGCAGCATGTCAGGCACCAACCTGGAACGAAAGCACTTCTGTCGAGCGCGTGGTAGAATCGACGTAACTGATGCGCACCATCACGCTCCCATCGGCATTGCCTTGAACATCGATCAGCGGCTCCGGCACTCGTGAGACCGCCTGTTCCTTGAAGATCTGGCTGCGAATCACAGCGCGAATTGCCAGCGGGTCCACTGGCGTACCGACGAACTGAGCCAGCCCGGCGCCATAGGTCGGCTGCCAGATGTAATCGCCCGGATTGGTCAGCAGCCGCCGCAACACGCGTTGCTGGCCGAGGCTGGTGCCAGAGGTCAGCGCAATATCGCCTGTAGGCCCTGCCGAAAAATCATTGCCCCACAGCAGGTTTGCATCCTGCATCCGTCGTCCCCTAAGTCAGTCGGTGGGCGTTGGCGTCACATCCGAAGGCGGATGCACATGGTCGTTGTAATGACCACGCAACCGCGACAATGCGCCGTCGCCATCGTAAACGTCGCCGCTCACGTGCAAATCGCCGGTATGATTCCACGATGGCGCCGAACTCGCGATCGTCCCATCATTCAGCAGCTTGATGAAACTCCCCGACTGATGCACGAGCCAGCACTCCCCGCTCGCCGCCGCCGGTGCAGGCGTCACGCTCGACCAAAGCCGTCCCATCACCAGCCCGTGCTCGGAGTCACCCTCCTGCCAGATCACCACCACCTGATCGCCAGGCGACGGCGGGCAGGCAAAGCCCCAGCCATTGCCAACCCACGCGGCGGCAACTGGCAGCCACCCCGACAGCACGCCTTCCGGCTGGATTTTCACGCGAACCGCAGCGGTCGTTGTATCGACCGATGTCACGACAGCAAGCCTTGGCTGAGCCCAACCCTGGTCGAGTCGCGCTGCATGTGCCTTGATTACATTGAGGAAGCTATCCACGGAGGCACCCTCGCTCTGACATGCTGCGTGAACCCGTGCGAAAATGAAATCCGCCTCTCCACGTCAGAAACGACATAGAGGCCATCGAAGCCGGTGCCGGTATCGGAGATCGCCAGGCTCATACGCGGCTGAAGCGTGAGTTCACCTGGCATCTCCAAATCCACACACAGCGCGTGTTGCGCCATCTGTCCAAGCACGCGCTGCGCCATGGCCTGCGCCACATTCGCCGAAACATTCGGCCTGACGATGACGTAATCTGCCGCCGCTCCACTACTCGCGCCAAGCGTCGCAGTCTGCGAAATAGAGGTTCCGCCACGGCAATCCCAGCTTTTCACAACAACCGACAAATCATTCTGCAGGCTCAGCGTTCTCTCGAGCCGCATGGCCGTGCAGTCCCCCGGTGTCAGGGTTACAACCACGCCCGGTGCCGGCTGCGTAAAATTCAACGTCTGCTGATCGATCCAAACGTCGAACGCTTCCTGCTCAGCGAGCCGGGTCAGCAGATCCCATTCAGTGGTGCTGCGTCCATGCTGGTCCACCGTTGTCCTGGCATACTGGCTCTGAAAATCCCGTCCCACCAGCGTGTAAGTCTCCGTCACGTTCGCCGTCAGTCCATGCCGCGCCGCGAGCAGCGTGGCGATTTCGCTTGCTGTCTGATTCTGGAAGGTCTCCTGCGTCCTGGCTTCGATCAGCAGCGCCGTCAGATCCCGCCCATCAACCGCGACTTCGCCGCTGATCGGATCAATCTCAACAAAATCAGCAGGCCCCAGTATCATTGGCGCCCACGCACCATCGAGGCCGAACTGAATCCCGATCTGCAATCCACCGGAGGTCCAAAGACCCGCCCCAGTAGCATCAAGTGCAATCCGTAGCCGGAAACGGTTGGCCGCCAGGTGGCTGTTACTGCTAACCTCCGCCTCCAGAACCCCGCCTACCACCTGCCCATTGACCGTAACAGCTACGCCAGGTGCGCGCAGACTACTGCTGGCCAATCCCGCCTCCAGCCGAAGGGTCAACATCGGGGATCGTCAAAGTGACGAGACCCTGAAGCCAGGGATCCAGAATATCATTCAGTGCCGCAATCCGCACCCATTGCGTCGCATCGCCAAGATAGACGGACGCAACCTGGAACAGATTGCCACCGATCACAGTGACAACCTGCATCAGCTTGCCTCCGATGCATTATTGATCGCCCGCCCCACATAGCCTTGCGCGCTTGTCAACTGTGCCAATGCGCCGGCAGCACTCACCAGACTCGCGAGATCGTTGGAGCCGAGACTAACCTCCGCGCTCGCAATGCTTCCCGTTATGGAGCTCTGTAAGCGTGCGAGACTATTGTTCGCCGCCGCTGCCGCCTGCGTACCCACCGTCAACGCTCCAGGGGCACTCGTGGCGGATGCCGCTGCCGAAACATCAATATAGCCCGAAGCAGTAACAAGATCCGAGGCGATAGCACTTGCTGCCGAGATGAAAATGTCTGCCCCAGCCTGCGCCTTATCCTGCAGCACCTTGCAGGTAATCTCGTAATAGATCCACCACGGGCTGCAATAGTCCAGCTTAAGTCTGCTGATGATCACGCTAAAAAAAAACTGATCCCAGCTGAGCGGCAGCAGCGCTCCCGCCGCGCGCATGGCGTCCAGCAGCTTCGCCCGGTCGCTCGCATCACCTCCCGACATTACGCCCGACCAGGCCAGGTCCGCGTCATCGCGTCCCATGGCATCGATTATGCGCACGCCGCCGGGCAGCTTGTGCACTGCCAAGGCCTGCGCCCCGCCAAAACTCACCCGGCCGGGCACTTCAAAACCCTGGAGCGTCACCCCTCCAAGTTGCAGAACAACCATCATCCGCCCACCGTCGCTCCAGGCAGCAGCGCATTACGCCGCGGATCAAAGCCAGTCGGTCCGCCCGTCGCGCGACTTGCCTCCCTGCTCAGCAGTCGGGACATCCATCGGCCGACCAGAGCGCCATCGAGGAAAACATCGCCGTGCGTCGGCCCATGCGCAGTCTCTGCACTGCCCCGGCCAGGCCCGGGGCCTCCAGGATCGTCTGCTGCGGCGGCAGCCTGGTCCTGCCGCGATGTCTCCCTCAATGGCTCGGGCTCAAAAGCCGGCGCGCGAGGCCCTGCCCCAGTGTCGTGCGGCGTCGCCGACTTCTGCGCATTTCCCGCAAACCGCTCAGCACCGGCGAACGCAAAGGCCGGATCCCCATCCGGATGAACGCCCGAACCCGTCGCGCCAAACACATCCAGCCGAACCTGAGGCTGCCGCCCCTCAACCGGTGGAGCAATCTGACCAGGCGCCGCCTGGGCCATCGCCTGCACATTTGCCGACGGCGCTGCAACGGACCGCTCTGGCAGTTGAGCAAAAGCACTCAGGTGGCCCGACGGCGCAATCGCGCTCGGTGTCAACTGGCCTGACGCCGCCGGCTTTCTGGCTTCCGTAACCCCCTCAGGGCCCAACACGACAATCGACCCCAAGACCGAACTTGGCACCGTAACCGCAGGAGCAATCGAAGGCGCCCTCGAAGGCGCCTCTGGCAACTCAACGGGCGAAACCGGCAAATCCGCAGCAGTCTGCACCCTCGGTTCTAAAGTGGCGGGCGCCCGCGCTTGAGTCGAAGCGGCTTCACCACCGATCCGGGAGCGCACCTGCGCCCCCGCAGACTGCGCCACTGTGAGCGCGGCCACACCCGCCTCCTGCAATCGCTGCACCGACGTGGCGCCCACGCCCACCGCCCGTGTGACCGCCGCAACATCCCGCTGCGCCTTCGCAATGCCCTCCTCAACACCATCCTGCAGCGCCAACGAGATCCCGATCTGGAAAGCCTCGATCACAGAACACGGCCTCCTAAAACTCTTGCCACTTCGGCAACCACTCGCCCAGCGTTATCGCGGCCAATCATTTCAAGAACCGCGCCCGGGGCACGGTGCCTCGTACCCACTTCCGCATCGCGCACCGCGGCCGACCGGCTCGCCACCATGATGCGTCCATCGCGAACGAACACACTGACATCTCCAGGGAAGCCTTGCGACGAGAGTCCGGTCCGCACCGCCTCCGCCAACATATCGCCCGCGGAGGCCAGTGCATCCATCAGGCTTTCTTCCATCTCTGTTCCGTCCAATCGTAATCGAGCCCATCGAACCGGCCCATGGCCACAATCCACGCCTGCCGCTCATCCACCGGCAGCGAGAACGCCACGTCGAACGGCACCCCGTTCCGAACCAGGTAGAGCGAATCAACCAGATCGGGGTGCCAACTCAGTTTCCCTGCCCGGCACTCCCCATGGCAGGAGCAGGCTCAGCAGCAAATCCGGCGGCTGCAGCAGCAATCCCGCTATCGCCCAGCCGCGAGACCAAAGCCTCGACCTGCGCTTCGGTCACCGGCGGCGGCACCGGAATACCGTCAATGCAGCAAACCGATGCAGCAAGCATGGCCATTCCGAGGTAGGGCGTATTCTGCGCCAACTGCGGCCCGACCGCCTTGAACAGCCGCAGCCGGTCAATCGCGGTCATGCGACGCAAGGACAACTCGCGCCCCTCACTATCCCGAACCACGGTCTGCACCAGCGATGCCGCAATAATCCTGCTACTGGGCGTCTCCATTACATGCGCTGCCTTTGGGTCGCAAAGAACTCGAGCTTCTGCTTTACGCTCGCATCACCCTTCCAGCTTCCGGCATTCACCAGCTTGAACACCACGTTGCTATACTGGTAGGTGGAAACCGATCCATCCACTTCCGTCACATATTGATAAACCGTGCCTGCCGGCAGCGAGCCCTGGCTCAAAAAAATCTGCTCGGAGGCGGCAATGAAATCGTCCACAGCGCTGGTCCCGCGCTCAACTTCAAAACTGCCTTCCCACCCTTTGGGAAGCTCAGCACCCATCGGAATCCCGTCCAGCCGATCCAGCCTGACCGACTGCGTAATCTGACGGCTTTCAAACCCTGTGACATACGTCAAATCGACGCGCCCCTGCGGCCCCATGACCACAAGCTGACAATCGCGCCCGATCGAAAATGAATTGACCGGCATCTTGTGACCTCTCTGGCATCAGAAAAAAGCAAGATCTTCTTCTTTGAGAAAAAGAAGCAAAAAACTTTTGAACTCTGGCACACGCCCAAGCGCGAATACCGACCCGCACGAGGAAAACCACCATTTTCTACCTACCCGCTTTGTGGGGGAGGGCCGCGGGGGAGGGGGCCATGGGCCATCTTCCGCGCAGATTGTTACAAAACCCTGCAGCTCGTCTCATCCCCGAAAAAGAAGAGCTTTCTTAAGAAGACGGCAAGACCTGACTCTGAACGACCACCGTCTGCCCGCCCTGAACATTCACGATGAATTTCTCATTGATCCCTTGGTACTGAACCTGCGCATCGCTCTGCACATAACCCAAACTCGTTTGGCTGAGCGGATTGTTGCTCAAATCACAGATGACGCTGAACGGCGCCGACCCATCAATGCTGCCCAGGACCCCCTGACTCAACAACTGCTGCAAATAGCTCAACTGCGTTGACCTGATCTGTTGAAACAGGCCTGCGTTGATCACCTGTCCGACAAACTGCCCCATGCCGGCCGCCAAGGTCGCCGCAATAAAGTTCGTCAGGCGGGTATAATTATCGCCGTTCGTCGCCTGATTTGAACTCGTATTATGCCCACACCGTACGCCCCAATAAGTACCACCGGGCTGCGGATTGGCAATCACATCGATCCCGCTTTCGAACAGTACCGTGAGATCGGCATCGCTATAGGTGGAGGTCTGGCCACTGCCAGGCACCCCCGACATCTGCGAACCGACCACGCTATACAAAGGCTTGTTCAAACCCGACTGCTCGGGAGACAGATTTCCGAGGCGTCCCGAAACAAAACCCTGCGGCGAGACAAGGCGTATCAACCCATTGGCCTGATCGTTCCAGTATATCCAGTCGCCGAACATCAGCTTTGCCGAATAGAAATCCAGGCCCGCCTGCTGTTTCGCGGTAACCGCATCACCGATCTTCTGTCCCTGAGGGCCAGTCAGGATCATGTAAACACCCTCGGAGAGTCCGAACTCTGCCTGGGTAGTCCACTGTGTTGCGTCATCTGCGTCAGCCAGCATTCCAATGCTGCATCCCTGGCTCCTGAGGGCGTACATGCCCTGTCGAGGTAACGTATCCTGGCCAACCAGTGTCGCCGCCGTCACCGCCGTTGCACCGTCGGTCCCGCCCGACAGCGTCTGACCGGAAAACGTCTTCACAGGAACGGTCGAGAGGCTACCAAGCGTCGCCACCACCAACTGCGATGGTCCACGCAGCGGCCCATTACCCTGGTTTACCGCGCTCACCAGATTAGCCCAGAATGCCGCGGAACTTGGCGCCGGAATATTGTCGAATACCTCGGGAACAAGGCCAGGCATGGCCACGGTCAACCGCCAGCATCCGGCCTGCGGCGCACTGCCTATCGTCAGCATCACGCTGTTGCCGAGCGATCCTGTATAGAGCGCCGTCAACTGTGCCGCGAAAGCACCGGCAGCGAAACCGATTGCATAGCTCGCCGCAGTATCTGTGCCGTCGCTGACGCGCAGGCACCGGAAAGCCGTGGCACCTTGCTGCACTGCGCAGGCAACTGGCGTCCCCATGTCATATTTGCGTACGATAACCGGCCCAAAATACCGCGCATAATCCGCCATCGACCCCACAATCACCGGCGTCCCCACGGGTCCCCACGAAGCCGTGCCGACTACGCCAATGACATTCGTGGGCACACCATTCAGCACCAGATTCTGCGGCGCCACGATCTGCACGTAAAGGTCGGGCACCACCAGCGCTGTTGTATTCAGCGCACCCTGCTGGAAGATCGGCATCTGTCAGTTCTCCCGCTGCACACCGGCAGCCGCTGCATGAACATCGAGCGTTTTCAGGCGTTGCTGGTCACGCCATTATACACGAGTTCGCCGAACAGCATGGACGGCAGAAGGCTCGTCAACGTCGTCGCGTACTCGACATCGTAAATAAGATCGCGCCGATAGACGCCGGCATCCTGTCCGTCGTCAAAGCTTGCCGTGCTCCGATAGCGCAACCGCCCACCCGTCCCATCAGCCAAACGCAGAAACGCGATCGTTGCGAACAGAGAGCCCAGCGCGCTGCAAGCGACATCACGCAGCGCCGGCGTCGGCGCCCATACCGAAACTCTAAAACCCTGCTCCTGCCTGGCCCACTCGGCCGTACTCGGTTGCAGCGCCACCGTCCGTGCCACGATCGAAGATACGCCCGGTACAGTCACGCGCCCACCCGACAGCCAGCAAGTCTGCTTTTGCCTGACCTGATCAGCTAACGCCGCAGCAACGAGTCCCGCGCTATCGCCCAACTGCGCCTGATACACATGGGCCGCACCGGCCACCAGCAACCCGGCCAGATCGCCCGGGTTCGGCACACCAGCAAACACCGCCGAGTTACCCGAGACCGACACACTCACGCCAGGCGAGGTCGCAGCAACCCATGTTTGAACACCCCACCGCGTCGTATTCCTCGCCGTTCCAGGCACCGAAGAGACACTGACGTTGACGACTCCAAGCAAGAGATCGGCGTCAAGCGCCGCCGTCATCGGCCAGCCGCGATATACACGGGCACCAGAACCGACTATGCTTGGTCTGCCGCTTCCTGAGGGAACAAGCAACGAGGCCGCAGCAGTGACCAATGCGGCTTCGACATCCGACAGATCCGCCAAGCTTCACCCCCGGCGCTACAGGCAGTTATCATCTTCCCGTCGCGACCTGAGATACAGATCCCATTCGCGCTCCAGCTCCGGCTTGTTCCCCGACCATTCAAGCACGCCAAAACTGTTGCGCTTCAAATCCGTGTCCGGGTCGAAGCCGTGTTTCACAAACATCTCCCAACGCCCCAGATAGCCGCGGTTCTGTTTGGCGCCATGAAACCGATGCTCGATGATTCCCGGCACCACGCCAAGCCGGCCGTTAACAAAGCGCCTGGCTCTCTCTTGCCAGCGCAGCAGATGCCGCTTGTAGGTGTCACTCGTCCCGCCTGGCCAACTCCTCTCGACCAGTCCCACGAATGCCAGAGCCATATGATGATCGGCGCTTCCCATGCCGGCGAGTTCAAACAGACCACCAACCCAGTCCAGAAGCTCACGCTTGCATGCCCAAAAATATCCGCTATGTGGATAGTCGCAATAGCCACCGTCGAACTTCCAAAAGTTCTTGCCAGCAGCGACGAGCGGTGCACCTTCCACATATTGCGCCGCAAACGCGTGATGTACGCCGATCAGTGAATCGTTTGGACCGAGGTCGAGTGCCCGTGACCAAGTCTGCACCACCCGGTAATGCTGCAGATGCTCCACCGTCTCGCGCGCCCAGCCCGGCTTGCGGTGCCACACGTCCGAGTCGCCCCAGGCGATGTACTCCGCATCCGGAATACGTCGAATGCCCTCATTCAGCGCGTTTTCCTTGCACCACGCCCAACTGTCCGCCCGTAGCCCGACATGATTGACGTGCGGCAGCGCGCAGACAAACTCCCTCCTGCCGTACTGCACCTCAACCACCGTCAGCTTTGCGCCCGAGTCGAGAACATGCTCGACCCAGTTGCGATAATGCCGATCCGGTGTTTCCCAGCGCAATGGGTTGAAACGCGCAGTCACCACATGCAATTGTTCAGACCGCAAGATCGTATCTCCCCTTCAGGTAGCGACTTGCCTCACCAGCAGACGCCACCCGAGCGCGCTCTGCTCCGCAGCACCGACCATGTAAGTCATCGATGCATCGTCAATCACCACATCACCCACCTGCGGCGTAGCCGGCAAGGTCGGCAGCAACAGGCTCCATCCGCCGAATTTCTGTGTTCGCACATCGGTCTCGCTTCCGCGCGACTCGGCCTCCAGCAGACTTGCAGGAAACCCCTCTATGATCTGCGTCGCCGTAGCGGCCGAGAAGCCGCTATAGCCGCCAGTCGCTGGCGCTGTGGCACGCAGAATCTGTACCACATGATTAGTTGCTACGCACTGCACAGGAAGCAGCGGTCGCTGTGCACATATAAAATATGTCCCGCTGCCACCCACCAGGTAATCGCCCGGCTGCGTGTAGGACGCATCAAAGACCCCCCACCATACCGGCCTCCCAAAGCCGGAAACCTTGCGAAACCTGTCGTCCTCTGCATTGAATGAAGCATACAGCTTTATTACCCGGTTTCGCGAACTGAGCGGATTGCTAGCCTGTGTCGGCCGGTACACGATGAACGGCGTGCCAAGCTTGCGCGCCGCCACACCCATGCCCCGGCTGATCCTGTCCTGCAGAATGGTGCCATCCATCACACCACCCACGCGAGGCCAGCAGCACCGAGCCCATCCCCCGGCGGCACGCCCAAGAACGCGCACAGCCTCCTGCACCAAATATTGAGCAGACGCAGCCGGTCGGCAACCTCATTCGGATTATGCGTCCAGGCGCCGGCAGCCTCGCTATCCAGATTGTCACTCGAGCCAGGCACAGACTGCTCGAGCTGTAATAATATCGCTAGATGATTACCCACCACGATGATTTCATCGGGCGAAAAGTTGTTCATCCTGTACTCAAGAGCACCGTAAGCCACATAGAACCGCCAGCCCATGTTGCCCGAAGGCGAAGCGCCATAGGCGGGATAGCCGCAGAACCGCCTGACGTCGGTCTTTTGCTGATCCGTAAGCATCCTGGCTCCTCAGCGCCAATCCAACCCCGACCCCCAAGAGCAATGGCCCACATCTTCTCCATTGCCCCGTCTTGGGGGAAGGTCGGGGTGGGGGCTGATGGGCCAACATCTACGCTAATTGGCAAAACCCTGCATCAGGCGCCCGTTACCCCAGATGTTCGATCATCACGGCCCGCTTGAAATTGGCATTCGTCGCGGTCGGCACAGTCAGGCTGTTCGTTGTAGTATCCGAAGGCGCACAGAAGCCGCCGATCCAATACCAGGATTGTGCAATGATCTGCTGTAGCCGGTCGATCGGTTCGCGCGTGACCATGCAAACACCATCCACAAGCGACACGATCGAATCCTTCGGCGCCACATCGTCGCTCGCCATTCCAGCAAAGTCGCCCTCGACAAGAGCCCCCTTGCCAACGACAATGGGTCGTCTGATGAAGGCGCCGCCGATCGTCGGATGCGGCTGCACATACGACTCATTGGTCAGAACGAATCTCAATCCAAGAAATTCGTTCACTACACCCTGACCCGGCTTGAAAACCTCATTGGCAGACGTCAGACCGATAAAAAGCTTCTGGAAATCGCTGTCTGCAAAGAGTTGCCTCGCGCTGATCGGATCCAGATAGCAATTATACGCGCCGTCCACATCAGGCACCGCATTGAGCCTGAGGTTGGCGACGCCATCAAGGATGTTGGCCATCGTCAGCGTATCACCCACTTGCAGCAAGGTCGAGTTTGTCCTGCCATTGGGCCGCAGTACCAACGAACCCGTCGCGGCCTGAACGCTGCTGAAAGCGGTTCCGTCCGATACAGTAACGTTACTCGAAAAACCGAGTACACCGGAAATGCCGCCCGGCGTGATGGAAACGCTCGTCGCATCTACCGTCACGCTCGTGAGCGTATAAATGTCCGAGCCCACGGTAACGGCAAGTGGATTGCTGTTGCTGACCGCCTGCTGCACACCATTGACGAACGCTGTCTGAAATCCGCGAACGTCATCGACAGCAACATTGGGGCCAGCACTTGCGAGCGTGGTCCGGACAAAGGTATTGCCCCCAAAATACGCGTTGAACAAGGCATTACGCGCCAGATCATCGAGGCTTCGCGCCGCCTGTTCGCCGTTGACATAGGCATTTTGCAGAAAGACGCTGGCAATGGCCACCCGGCTGGTGACCATGTTCAGGTCCATTGTCGCCGCGTAGTGGTTCAGCGTAATCGTGAATTGCTCGACATTCCAGCTCCCGGACGTAAGCCCGTTGTCGAGGTTGGTGTTGGTGTTTGCCGCCAACGGCGTTGTGACGGCAGGCCGCAGCCCGGCGCGCGTTTTTGTCAGCGTCTCGCCGATGCCAACGGCAAATTCCTCCCGATCCGCGCAGGACCGATAGCCGAGTCGCGAATGCAGCGCCTGCTCGAACTCACGCTCCAAAAAACCTTGCTGAATGATCGGCTGCAAAGCGAGAGGAAAATTGTTTATGCTCATTCGTGCCCCCAAATCTGCGGGGGCGCGGCCCCCTCCCAAAGCAACTATGTTCTTTTCTGAAGCAAAGAACCAAAAGCGTTTTGATTGTGTAAAGCGCACCGCGTGCCACAGCGTGGCTTCCCAAGATCAAAAGTCTTTTGCTTTTTTTCAAAAAAGAAGTCCTTTCGTCCCTACATCCGGCGCAGCAACTCCGCTCGTGCCGTCCGCCATTCCTCCAGGCTCATCTCCGTAGCCAATTTGCGTCGCGCGGACGCAGGTTGCGGAGCAACGGCCGAACTGCTCGAACTTGCAGCACTAAAGAGCCATGGCTTGTCCCGCCGCAGCTTCGCGATAATCTCGGCGGCACCGGAGAATTCGCCATGATCGTCCGGTTTCAGCCCAGCCATTTCGATCAGTTTCAGACCATCCAGATCAACCATTCCTGCGCGAAGGGCTTCGGCCTTCAGCTCCATCTGCACCAGCTTGGCCGCCGCCTGCGTACGAACCTCCGTCAATTTCTGCTCAAGCGCTTCCGCCCGCGCCTGCAGCGCCGGCACATCCTCGGCAGCCTCTGGCAGTCCCGCGCCGTCCATCATCGACCCTCCTCCGCCCCCACCCGGGCAAGTTCGGCAGCTACATCCTCGATGCCATATTGCGGCGCAAGAATGCGAAGCGCCGTTTCACGCGAGATCTGCTTGGCCGCGACAAGAGAATTCATCGTCTCCGCGGTTCGCTGACGATCCAGCGGATCATCAGGATACCATTCCGGCCAGCGAAGAGTGAGCACTGCATCCGCATCCACAATCGGCAGTGAACGTCCCTCCAGAACCAGCGGATATATGCGCGCAGCACGCAAGATCATTCGCGCCAGCGAAAGCAGCCCGTCGCCGTAACTGATCCGCAGATTGTCAGCCAGCCAAACCAGCCCCTGGTTCATCAACTCGATGGCGCGTCCACTCGAAGGTGTCGTCAGACGGCTGGCGTCCACGCGATTGCCGTGAACGCTCTCCAAGGCAAACTCCCTCAGCGTCCGCACGTAATCAATGACGGCCTGACTCGCCGTACCGCCTATCTCTAACAGCTTGGCGTCGCCTTTTTCGCTGACAACCAAAGCATTTGCGGCGCCGCGCGTCATTGTGCCTTCGAGACCGGCCGGTTCCCGTATCAAAAGAGTTGGATCGCTGCTATACTTAAGACCGCGGCCGGCCTGGCTGAGCTGGTAGTCGATCTCGATCCCGGTCTCGATAGCGGCGCGGAATGTGCATGCGCCATCCGCGCCTTTTCCACCAGGCAGATTACGTATCCAGACAATCGGGACAAAGCCGAGGCGGTGCGACATGCTCCTCTCGTCGTCACGCAGCATGGGCGCAGAGTTGCCAACGTGCTCCGGCAGAAACCAGGTTTCTTCCTGAGCATCCCAGCAACGCGCGAACCAATATATCGCGTCGGCATCATCGACGTCGTATCCCTGGGTCAGCAGGTCGGCCCCAGTCACCTTCACGCGCTCCGTCACCCGCAGCAGGGTGTCTGGTGCGTTCGGGTCCCAAACCGGGGTCAGAAACTCCGTATCAAGCACGTCAACGAAGATCCGCCGTTGCAGAACGCGCATGTGCAGCGCAACCGATCCCACGCTGCCGCGCAGTCCGGCTTGCGTCATCACCGCATTGAGCCTGGCATCCCTGACGACCGCCGCAATTGCGTTCCGAGCCTCCGGATCGGTCGACTCGATAGTCGGGAAATGACCGTCGCTGAACAGCAGAGCGACGCTATCTTCCGTCACCACGCGGGCCAATGCATATCGCACCGAAGGCCGTCGTTTGCGCAAAGGGATATATTCACCAGAGGCGCTTTTCTCCTGGTGAAATTCGAACGGCAGAACATCGTAAAAGGTACCATCAAGAATACGTCGCAGAATACCGAGCGTCCAAACCCGCTCCGGCAGGTCGCGATCCTTCGGTATGAGGTCGCAAATAGTGCTGAACAAGGAAAACCTCTTTTCAAGAACCGGATCAGACGGCGGTCAGCGCTCGAAATAAGGCACCTGGGCAAACCGTGCCGGCGCATCGGCTTCCATGAGCATCGCAAAGGCACGTGACAAAGCATCGATCTGATCGTCCTTGGCGCCGTTGGGAAACTGCGCGATTTCATCAAGAAATGCCGCGTTCCAATGCGCCCGGCGCATGCTCAACCTGCCCTTCGCCATTTGTATCGCAACCGGCCTCGCCCGCAAAACCTTGGCGCCGCTCTCAGGACTCGAACAGACCCGATACCCGGCCAACGCCTTCGTCAGGCACATCACCTGAAAGCGTCCAGCCTGCCCCGGATCCTGTGGCAGACCCACCGGCACTGCCACGCCATCCCGTCCCGCTGCCGCGACGATAGCATCCTGAACCCCGGCAGGGTCCCGCCGCACGCGGATTATGTCGTCAACAAAGTAGCTCTGTTCTCTAGTGACAATGAGCTTGAGCCCCACCGTCCAGTCGGGGTCGCCGCCGTTCGCATCACTGACAGAGGCAAGATCCCAGGCGCGAACCGCCGTCCCAACCGGCACGATATCCACCACCGCCAAAAGCCGCGGATCGAACAGATATCCGGTCTCCGACTGCGGCAGCTGCTGGAACAACGCCGAAAACTGCCGCTCCCCCAGCATGCTCTGCTTCTCCAGCAACGCTTCGCGATCTTCCCAGTCCGGCCAAAGCGCCTCGCCTACGCACCGGCCCAGCGGATCCTCCGCTTCTGCCAACGCAGGCAGCCGCAATGATCGCCAACCGCCCTGTGCCAGCAACCGGCCGGCAAGATCATCGACATGCCAGCGCGTCATGATAAGGACGATGCGGCCTTGCGGCTTCATCCGCGTCACCAGTTCCGATCGGAACCAGTCCCAAAGCTGCTCCCGCGCCGCAAAACTCTCGGCCTCAGCTAACGAACGTACCGGATCATCGATCAGCGCCAGGTCGGCCCTGCGCCCGGTCACTGCGCCGCTTACGCCGACACCGAAATATTCCCCGCCATCTTCGGTGACGAAACTCCCGGCCGCCCGTGCATCGCCGCGCATCTTCACGCCCAGATACCGCGAATGCTCGGCCAGCAATCCACGCACGCTACGTCCGAAATGTTCGCTCAACCGCGCCGTGTGACAGGCCGCAATCACCGCACTTCTGGGATGGTGAGAAAACCACCAGGCGGGAAACAGCCGGCTTGCATAAGTGCTCTTCGCCGAACCCGGCGGCAGCAGAATGATCAGCCGCCTGGTTTCGCCGCTTGATACGTCATCGAGCGCCTTGATGATCGCCAAATGATGCGCCGCCGGCGCCTGTCCCGCCGGCGCGAGCGCATGTCGGGCCCAATTCTCCAGGCTGTTCTGCGAGCCCGTCCGCAGCGCAAACGCCCCCAGCGCCGGGTCCAACTCCATGCGGATATCGATCCTCGATGGCAGAGCGCGGCTAATACCAACCCGCACGACGCAGAACCCACCATCTTCTCCCTTGCGCCTGGTGGCGGGGGCTGGGTTGGGTGAAGGAAAGCAAGCGGTTCTTTTTAAAAAAAAGAACCAAAAAACTTTTCACAATTGTTGTCAGCGTAGCCGAAACGCATTCGCCCGGTCAGCAAAAGTTCTTGCTTCTTTTTTCAACAAGACGCGCTTTCTCTGCTTCGCACGCCGGTGCAGCGTGCCGCGCAATCCGCCATCCTTAATGAAAATATACCTAAAACTGGGGCATGTGGGCAAGTGAAAAAACGCTGCTTAGCCGAAATATTTTGTTTCGTCCTTCCGTTGGCAACCTGCACAAGCCCGGAGGCCTTGTTCAACGGCGCACTGCGGCCCTTGTCCGGCACCTGCGACCCGTCTGCGACTGCGATCCTAACCCTCCGCCACCATGCGGTAGCCTTCGCGCCCAACACCGGCACCCTGGTGCTGCGCGGCACAGCGGACCAGTCCGGCCACATCAATGCGGAACTCACTCTGCCCGGCATCGACCACAAGCCCTATCCCCTGTCCCTCGATGCGACCATTCAGGGAGACACCATCAGAGGCACCTACTCGACACCCCGATGCCGCTATGCTGTCGCCCTCACGCAGAGCCGGAACTGAACCGACCCGCCCAACGCATGACCAAACTGTCTTCCACCCCTTGTCAGGGAGGGTCGGGGTAAGGGGCCCGGATGACCCAACCTCTACTGAGCAGCCATGGCACCCTTGTGCGGGCGATTGAGCACAGCAACCGCTGCCACCAGCATATCGATCCCCTGGCCATGCCAGCGCTGCACGGCCTTGTGGTCGGCGCCCACCACTTCACCCAGCCGCCGCCAGGAGAACAGATGCCGCTCCGTCACCGGGCTGACCAGGCTCCTCGCGCCGACGATGCGCCGTATTACCCGCCGCTCGGCCGGAATGAGCGTAATCCAACCCAGCGCCTCATCCATTCTGGTGATGCGCGCGGCCGAAGGGGTCGGCGGACGCACCCGCGTGCGGTCCGATCCATAAGCCTCGACGACTGATGGAACCACGTCGAGATGGCTGACACGCATTTTCGTCGAGTACCCGGTCCCTGGCAGCGCCAGCAACGTCGCGCCAGCCTCCTCAAGTCGATACACGATGAACGCTGCATCAATCGGCTTCTCGTCGGTCCGGCTCTCGAATATGCCGCGTTGGGCTGCGGCGGCGTTCAGGTTATCGTTCATGAAACGTTCTCCTAGATAAACACCGGATACGGGTAGCGCTCGCCATCGAGCACGGTGCCGTCGGTAATCAGGCCCCAGGTTTGCGGGTGACCGGCCGGGCGCGCCGGCCTGTCGCGCGGCTCTTCTTCCTCCAAGCGGACTGGCTGCCGCGGCAGCCGTGCGCCAATCTTTCTGGCGCGCTCTAGAACGGAATTGCGGCCAAGCGCCAACACAGCCGCGATCCGATTCCACGTCATTCCTGCCGAACGCATCTCCCGCAATTGCTCATCAAGAGCGTGCGTCCAAACCGGCCCTGATCGCAT